ATGTGGGGTCAGGGTTTTTTGGGCGACCCCGGCGGGGAAATCAGCATGTATCCGTGCACGGGATGGGACGTCGGCGCCTCATTTACAGCGGAAACGCTTCCTGCCGGCGTGAAAGTGTGCCCAAGCTTGACGCTTGGTCATGTCTTTGCCCCGCCCGAAGCTCAGGCCGCAACGGCCGAGGCAGCGCGGAAACACGGGTATGCGCTGTTTGAAATCGATATCGTGCCGTGGGAAGAGCCTTGGCACGGCGGAGAAGTCATATAGCGCGTTAAGCGCCCTGACCGACTCGCCGTCGGGCGGCCAGGGCGCTTAACGCGGCCTGTAGATCTCCGCCTGAATCTCGCTGCCGCCTCATTTGCTCAACCTCCGCTGCCGCAAGCATGCAGGGATCGACGCCTCCCGCCGGCGCCGGTAGCTCCGCTGCAATTCGGGCGACGCGTTGGCCGGCCCGCGTGGCACACAAGCGCGCCAGCAGCGCTGCAGGGCCATCGGCGCCGTGCTGTCGGGCCAGACGTACCACAATCCTCAGCGCGTCGACGTGCTCGCTCGTGCCGTCTGCCGGCAGATCCTCGTCGTTGATCGCCACGACCGCTTCCGGGAGAGCCAGCAGCAGCCTGATCAGCCGGGCTTCGGCGCCGAACACCACCCCGGGTGCCTGCGTCCATGCGGCGCGAGCCGCCTCTGGAGGCGGGATAGCGCCGGCGGCGTGCTCGCCGCGCGCCTGGCGCTCGATGTCCACAAGCGGCACGCCGGCAATTTCGGCTAGGCGGCTGGTGAGCAGGCGCCTATAAAGGCCGTCGGGGAACAGGCGCAGCGTGGGCGCTGCCAGTGCGCACAGGCGGTTGCCGCGGCCTGTCGCATCGACCGGCCCCGCCGCGACCTGCCAGTGCGCGATGCAGTAATCGCTCAGCCTGGCGCTGTGCTGGATGCAGTCATTCATGGCGGCCGCACCGCCGGCCCGGACGATCTCACCGACGCTATCCTCGGTCGGCAGGAATGCAATTCGAATACTGCGGCCGTCTTCCATCGCCGGGGCCGCCTGCAGGAGGGCGCGGCGCGCCGACTCCCTGCCGATCTGGCCCGGACGAAAACACAGCACAACGTCGTCGACATAGCGGAATGCTTGCCGCAGGTGTGCGCTGCTGGTGGCGCCGCCCAGGGGCGCCACCGCGCTCCGAATGCCGGCCTGCACCAGTGCGAGCACGTCGAGGTAGCTCTCGACGATGATCAGCCGCTTGAGATCACGTACCCTGGACCGGGCCTCGAACAACCCAAACAGCAGTTCGCCTTTCCGGAATATGTGGGAGTCGGGTGTCATCACTGGATCATGTGTTTCGTCGCCGAGGTGCCGGCCGCAGAACCCAGCAACGCGGCCGCGCTGGTCTCGGACAGGCACAACCACGTCGTCGATGAACCGCTCACGGTAACGCGCGGTGCCAGCATTGATCGCCAGGCCGGCCTGCTCGAGGATCTCCGGCCGCCCGATGTTATTGAGATTCCGCCCGCCTGGCGGTGCGTAACCAACTCCGAATTCGCGCAGGGTGGTGTCCGACAGTCCGCACGCGGCCAGGTAGCCCTGCGCTCGGTCTGCGTGGATGTGATCGCGCAGCTGCTCTGCATAGTGTTCTGCTGCACGCTCGAGCATGCCGAGGGCGCTAAGCTCTCGCTTGACCGCGGCGGGATCTGTGCGCTGGTCCTGCGGCCGCGGCACTTCCATGCCGACAGTTCGCGCCAGGCGCTCAACGGCCGCCGGGAAATCCAATCGCTCGCGCGCCATCACCCACTTGATCGCATCGCCGCTGGCGCCACAACCAAAGCAGTTGTAGAACTGTCTGGCCGGGTTGACGGTGAACGAGGGTGTGCGCTCGTCATGAAACGGACATCGCGCAGAGAGATTTTTGCCGGCACGCTTGAGTGTAACCTCGCGGCCGATGATCTCGACCAGGTCGACCCGGCCGAGCAGATCCTCGATAAATGATTGCGGTATCAATCCGGTCACAATGGCCTCCTTGTATTCGGCTCGATAATACTCGGGTGCCGACGGCCACGCGAGTGCGCTCTATCCGAACAAACCTGCTTGGATCTCCCTCGGCCTGGGAGCCTTGCCGCCCTCCCAATTACCGAACACCAGTTCCACGCAATCGGTCCGCTGGTCGCCGGCGGCCACCGTGTAGCTGTACTCGAATTCCCGGCATGGCAGCGCACGGAATACCTCGCGCATTTTAGGGTGTCCGTTGATGCTGATGATCATGCGGCCCTGGATAGTGGTCGCCAGGGTGGCCATCTCGATGTACTGCTCGATCGGAAATTCAACGCCGTAGCCTTCGACATCCCAATATGGAGGATCGCAATAAAACAACGTGTGCGGTCGGTCATACGCTTCAACAATCTCCGCCCACGGCTTTCGCTCGAGCGTCACGGCCGACAACCTGAAATGCACCTCCTGCAGATCATGCTCGAGGGTGAGCAGGTTAAACTTCGGCCGCGACGTGGTGGACGCGCCGAACGTCTGGCCTTTTACTTTGCCGCCGAATGCGAGCTTTTGTAGATACAAGAACCTGGCGGCACGCTGGATGTCGGTCAGCGTATCGGGTGGTGTGCGCTGCAGAGTCTGGAAATACTCTCTGCTGGAAAGCGCCCATTTGAACTCGAGGTAGAGTGCTTCGAAGTGGTGCTTCACGACACGGAACAAATTGAACACGTCGTGGTTGATGTCATTAAGCACTTCCGAAGGCGACTCCGGCTTGCTGAAAAACATGCCGCCGGCACCACAGAATGGCTCGACGTAGCATTGGTGATCGGGAAAAAGCGGGATGATCGAGCCGGCAAGTTTTCGCTTGCCGCCGATCCAGGGGAAAAGCGGTTGAGCGGTCATGATCAGTCCTTGAAGAGAGGCGGCGCGACCAGGCGAACCTGGTCACGCCATGGCGTGTTAGAGTCCGAGTGCCGTCCGTTGGTCGCGGCCCCACTGCCGGACGGATTCGACAAACTGGCCGAACACCGTCATCTCTTGCATCTCGTCCTCAGTTGGTTCGTACAGGCCGTTCGCGGCGCCGACACCGATGCGGGCAAAGTACATCTCGTCGTCCAGCGTGTAAGCGCTGCGGATCTTTTCGATCATGCGCTGGTTGATCAGTCGACAGTGCGGACTGGCATCGAGGATCGATACGCGCAGCTGCGGAGTGAGCTCGACCTCGCCTACGCTGAGGGCGATCTCGTCGGGCTGCTCCGGCAGGTTGTATCCATCGGGAATGCTGACGTACGTCCACTCACCGATCGTGGCCAGCTCTGTACCGATCGGCTCATCCGACAGCTGCGGTAACTTGAGCTCGATGGTGCGCTGTTGGTCGATAAACTTTTGGTAGCTGTAGATTGTTGGCATGGCAATGCTCCTGTGCTTCCTTAACGAGGCGTTTGTGAGTATGGGTGTTCCGTGCGTGGCCAAGGATCGACACCACGGCATCGATGTCGCCGCGCTTCAATGCGCGTCGAAATTTGTACATGGAGTGTTTGCGGATGAACCTGCGGCTCGCCCACGTGCGGTAGCCGACAAAATTCAAGCCGCGTGGAATGGTGGTGATGCTCCACTTCGAGAGTTGCAGGTTAAGCTGGCTCTGCAGGAAGCCCTCGATCTCGACCTGCAGGTCCTCGCAGTCCTTTCGCGGCAGGCCGAACACAATGAAGTCGTCCATGTATCGACAGTAGATCTTCACCTTGAGCTCGCGCTTGATGTAATGATCAAGCGGGTTCAGGTTGATCAGCGAATCTAGTTGGCTGAGAAGTGCTCCAATCGGCAGGCCGGCTGTGCCGCCGCCGTCGCCTCCCTCTGCGTAGGTCATGATGAGGTCCAGCAAACGCGCATCTTTGATGCGCCGCGACAGCTGCTTTAAGAGCACCTGCCGATCGATGCTGGCGAAGAATTTACGCACGTCCATTTTGAGCACACACGAATCTGGTGGCGATCGCTTCAGGGCTTGCTGCGCATAGTCGGCCGCGCGATGCGTACCCATCCCCTTGCGACACGCAAACGATTGGTCAATAAACGTGCTATTGAATATCGGGTAGATCACGCGATAGATCGCGTGCTGGGCAACGTGATCACGGAATGCTGGCGCGCGAATGACGCGCCTCTTGGGCTCATACACCACAAATTCATAGGGCGGGCGCGGCGTGTACCGCTCGCCCCAAAGCTCCTCGTAGAGCAGGCCCAAATTAAACGCGAGCCGCCGCTCGAAATTGAGGACGGCTCGCGTGTCCCGCTTGTCTTCCCTGGCATCGAGATAGGCTTCCAACAAGTTCTCCTTGCTGAACGCCCGCTCATACAAATATCCGTATCTTTTCATGGCCCAGACGCTCGACACATCACTGCGCTACTAGAATGGAACATGTCTTCCGATTTCGCGAGCAGAGCCCGCAGGAAGCCGCCTCCCTTGGCACCACCATCCTTGTGAAAAGCGTGAGGTGTAGCCGAGTCCGCGCGAACGCCGACGTTGTTGTTCGACGTCGACCGCGAGTTGTTGAAATTCAGCGCCCAGACACCGGCGCTGCCGCCGTTGTTCCAGTTGCCGCCGCATAGCGGGATCATGTTAAGACGACTCCCTTTTATCGGAGCAGTCGGCCGCGATCCAACCGCCAACCATCCGCCCCAATTCGTCGATCTGGCGTGATATCGCCAAGTATCGTTTCATCCCTAGTTGCTCCGGGCGCTCATCAGCTGCACCACCTTTGAACCCAAAGTATCCGAGCTCGTGTGCGAGCCGAATCAGCATGCGCAGCTGCTCGTGCCGGATATCCAGGTTCGTGAGCGTCGTTTTCTTGTGATAGCGCTTCTGCGCTTCGACGATGAGCTCATACATGCCGTAGGCTGCCTGCCGGATGTTCTGACACAGCCCGTACTTTTCGTGCCTCGGGAAGTGCTGCAGATAGATATTCAGCAGCTTCGCAAACTCCACGAATTTCCGATCCAGCTTGGCCTCGCTATGTATGCCCATCGCTATCGCTCGGGCGGTCAGAGATACAAGGCCGCGCGAACGCCGACGCCGGCGTCCGACGTCGACCGCGAGTTGATGAAATACAGCGCCCAGACACCGGCGCCGCCGCCGTTGTTCCAGGTGCCGCCGCATCGCGGGATCATGTCGTTAGTGGAATAGTCGCCAAGACCGTCACTGCCGAAGCGGTTGGACCCACCGGAAACCAGAGGAATGCCAGCACCCGTCATCTGCCAAGGCAGACCGCTTACGGCTTCGCTAAACACTTTCGATGCACTACCCATCGGCGTATAGCGGTCGGAGAAGTTCAGCGCGTAGCTCGTGAAGTCACTCATCAACCCGAGATCATCGTAAAGTGCCGCCAGGCCGGCCGAGCCCCACAAGTCTGTTGCGGCGGAGTTGCCACCCGTGATGTCGCGCATGCGCGCTGAAGTTTTCAGTACGTAGAAGTGCCCCACGGCCGGATCCGCGTTGTCCATAGTGAGGCCAGGGGCTACGTCCCAAATGCAACCGTTGACGTCCGCCACGCCGCTGTTCTGACCGTTGTGCGTCGTACGGGCGAACAGGTTAGCCGAGCCAGTTTTGCAGCAATTTTCGAAACCGTCGGAAACGAATAGCAGATCCGGGTCGTTCGTGTCGCCGAGCGCGCTGTTGTTGCACCCCTTCGGAAAGGGGTATGCCGGATGCCACCAAGCGCAGTACGTCGGTGCCGAGCTCGCAAGCCCGTGCCCCAAAGACAGCATAGCCAACGCTTTGAAGATGAACACAGACGCGGGGAAAAAGTTGGCGCCTCGTGTTTTCGTTGCAGCGATGGCGCCGGCAAGGTTATTTGCGGGCGCCCCATTTAGTCCTGAGAATGGGTTGTGACCGCTGGAGCTGGACAGCGGGTCGCCGTTTCTGAGGCTCGACGCGATGCCGGCATTGTTGCTGGTGTGGTACTTATCGATGAACACGCCCGGCTGGATAGCTCCACCGTCGTAGAATGCTCGATGCAGTGCATAGCCCGCGGCGTTGGCCGCGGCGACGCCGGTGAATTCGCTGAAGTCTTTGATGTCTACCGTGTTGACGGGAAGCCCATTTGCGCCGGTGCCGAACTTGTAGAAGAAAGCCGGTATCCAGCACATCACACTGCCATCGCTGAATTGGTAGTTGCCGAACGTGTCGCTCATCGGGTCGTTGTGACCGTAGAGCGCCTCCAGCCCCAATGGCAGCGGGCCGGGGCATACGCCCAGGCCGGCGCCGGGGCCGCCCATAGGGGCGATGGCGTTAGGCCCGCCGGCCGGGCCGCCGACCCGGATACCGGTCGGGAATGCCACCGGCTGGCCGTCTTTGCCATAAATGTTTCTGACTCTCAGTTCGCTCATACAATGCTCCAAGTTGCGTTATCGTCGATATTGATCTCGGCTCCTTCGGCAATCTCGATGGGGCCGACGGACGAGGCGTTATGGCCCGCTGGCACGGTCAACTGGCCGGTGACGTTTCGAGGGTTGAGAACGAATGCGTCGTGGCCCGGATGCCCGGCCTCGAGCACGGCGACGCGTGTGTTCAGCGCCGTGTCGGCGCCGCTGCGTGTCGCGGCCTCAGTTGTGATCTTCCCCTGCAGGTCGGTGGCGGCGAGCTGCAGCGCGTTGTCCTGCGCCATCTCTCTCGCCAGCAACGTGGCGTGGCCGCCCCTGGCGTTAGTGACCTCATCACGTACGGCCCCGACGATGTCGTCGAACGCATCAATCGCAGCGTCGACCGCCTCATGCCAGAGCGGCATCGCGTATTTGTAGATCGCGATACCCAGCTTTGCGGTGTACTTCCTGACCCTGTCCGGAACGAGCGCCATAGTTATAGTTCCTCGATGATGCGGATGGTGGTGTTGTGGTGGTTGGCGTATTCGTCAGCGATTTTTGCACCGTCGAACACGCCGTAGATGGCGGTGAGTAACTGACCCATGCCTTGGTCCGGTTTGAAGCAGCAGATGAATGGCGTGCTGTTCTCACCGCGCAAATGTTGCAGCCACAGCAGATCAGCCTCCGGCGTTTCCATGTCGAGCAGCTCGCCGGTGAGGACCATGCGTGGCGCGCGTCGGCGACCGAACTTTTGGCCGCCACGTGATTCGCGGCGTTTCGTTCGGTATTCAAGTTCGCGCGCCGCGCCCCAGCTGTAGTTGCTACTCGGCTGGAAGAAGTCGCCAAGGTAGGGGATGGCCGCCTGCAAATAGTCGAGAGACTCGTCCCTGAGCGTGAACCGCCAGTAGCGGTCCATGTAAAAATCCCCGAGCGGAATGAAGCTGATCGGCCGCACTAGGCCGAGAGTCTCCTTGGTCGCACCGCCGCCGTACCCGCCGGTGCCGAATCCGCCCATGCCGTATCCGGACAGCGCTTCGAGCGCATTGACCGTGACGTCGGCGCCGGGTGTCGATCCCTCGATACTGTCGCTCCAGGATTGCAGTCGGATGGTGCCGTTGCTGCTAAGATTGCTGTCCACTAGCGCGGCGATACCCACGGCCACCTCGCTACCCTCGGCCAGCGTGATGTCGATCGTGACCTCGGTCTCCGAAGCCTCGCCGCGCCAGATCTCCCAGCGGTTTGGTGTGAGCAGGTTCTCGGCCTCAAGATCGGCCGAGGCCTCGCTCGATGCGCTGACGCCGACGCCATCAGCCAGGCAGAGGTTGTTGAACAAGAACAGCACATGATCCTGCGCGCTCATCGCCACACCTCCATCTCTACCAGCGGCGTTTCGGCGCCAAAATCCTCGTTGAGCGTGACCACGAGGCTGTCACCGTTCAGGTGCTCGGCGCCCGTCAGCGCGATGCTGTCGAGCAGCGACAGCGCCGGACTGGTGAACGGAGGGGTCAGCTTGGCGTTGCGGCGCAGCGTCCCGTAAAGCGCCAAGCCGCGGGTAGCCACCGCCTCGGCTGGGGCCTTGTTTGCGAACAGCGTTTCGATCATCGGCGCCGTTCTGGCGTCGATGTAGTTGGTCAGGATGGTGTTGTCGGTTACTGCAGATTCGCTGCCGGCCGAGCGGAACCAGATCTCATCGTCGACCGTTGCAACCGCGCCGAGCTTGTCCAGCACCGTCCAGTTGCGGGCATATCGATACGGGATCGAATAGAACACTTCCTCGTCGTCGCCCCAGCTCACTTCGCCAAGCTGGAGCTGCTCGCCGAACGTCCGCCCGCCGGCGCTGGGCGCCTGGATCAAGCGGCAGCGAAACACGTCGCCGCGCGTGAAATGCCAGACCGCCAGCACACTCTGTGCGAGCTGATCGAGCACTTGAGTGAGGGTGGTCTCGGTGTTGATGAGCAGGCCAGCGGCATCGCTTGGGAGCCCGCCGATGTCGATCTCCGCGCCACTCAAACCCCCGATCTCGGAGAGCAGCCAGGTCATCATGTCGGTGTGGCTCGACACAAAACTGCCGCTGGCATCCTTCACGCCTTCGATGTCGGCGGTGACAACCTCGCCGTCAACCGGCACGACCGTTGGGGTATAGGTGTTGTTTGCGAGATCTTTGGTAAACCCAACGGCCCTGCCGTTGTTGTAGACATGGAGTACATCATTGATCTGGCCGCGCGCCGGATCGCTCACCAGCCGGGTATGATCGGTGGTGTCAATGACCGGCGACTCAACATTCCGGAGCAATCCCAAGGCCAGTGGGATCGGCTTGCCGTCATTGGCTTCGGGGAAATTCACGCCCATCGCGCTGGCGTCGAAACGATTGAGTACTGCCGTGGAGTCGAGCAGCAGCGATCGGTCCTTGAGCTCAAGCGAGAATGCGCCATCGAGCGTGCCCGAACGCCCGCGAATGTAGCCCGTCAGGATCGTCTCGGCGCCGCTCAGCGGCACCGTGCCGGCGGGGCCTGCAAGCTGCAGCACGATGCGCTTGCCTTTGAGCGCGGTGGTGGCCAGGTCAACCTCGCCGACACGCGATGTGGCGAGCACCAGCGGCCCCCAGGACCCCGTGGCACCACCGCCCCACTTACCGCGCACCGTGCGAGCCAGCCGGGGCAGTGTGTCGATCACCGGCGCGAACAACGCATTCGCCGGCGTGTCTGTAGGCTCGCTGACATAGGGCGCGTCCGCCAGGCGGATGGGGGTGCCATCGGGATCGATAGTGGCCAGCACAAAGCGTTCGCCGCTTGGGAATTTTTTGAGGTATTGCGCCAGCGTCATGCTCATGCCCCGACTCCTTGCGCATAGACCACCAGCTCACCGTTGCGGCTGCGCTTCTTGATATCGGCGAACACTTCGCGCTTCAGCTCCTGGCCGTCCGGCGTCATGACGATCAGAGTCAGCGGCTGGGGCGCCTGCAGTTGCCGCGCGATGTTCTGCAGCGCCTGATTAACGCCGCTGTCCATGGACTCACGGACCGGGACGCCGTGCCGACGCAAAGCGCGCATTTCATCGCGCGTGAACACGTCCTCGCCCTGGTGAACCACCGCGAGCGTATCGCGCGAAATGTCCACGGCGCCGACGTCGAACCGGGG